TAATTCCAAATTCACTTTTCGGAAAAGAAGATTTAAAATTATATGTATCTAACAAAGCTGCTAAATTATACATCAGAGCTTTAGGTGGATTTACTGCTACTATTGGAGCTGCTGGTTCTGATAGCAAAGGAACTCAATGGTATAACAACGGAAGTTTATCTTTCGGAGGTATTCCAATCTTTGTAGCTAGAGGAATGTCAGATGATACAATGATGGCTGCTCAATCTAGTAACCTTTTCTTTGCAACTGGATTACTTAACGATTACAATGAAGTAAGAGTAATTGACATGACACCTATCGATGGAAGTCAAAATGTGAGACTTGTTATGAGGTTCACGGCTGCCGCTGCTATCGGAGTAGGAGCTGATGTAGTTTACTACGCAGGATAATTAAACTAAATAAGGGGAGCGTAAAAGCTCCCTTTATATTATTAACTTATAAATATATAAACTTATGGCATGCGACGTTAATTTAGGGCGTTTAGAACCATGTAAAGATTCAGTAGGTGGCATTATAGCTATCTACATAAATGGAGCATATTCAAGTGGATTATTAGATTCAGCAACTTTTGATGCAACTGATGAAATAACTGCTTTTGCTTCTCCATTAACTTTTTACAAATTCGATCTTAAAGGAGCGAATGGTTTTGAGCAAACTAACGAAAATTCTAGAGAAAACGGAACGAGTTTCTTTACACAAACTGGAACAGTTGTTCTTAAAAAACAAGATAAAACTACTACTGCACAAATGAAATTGCTTTCTTATGGAAGACCGCAAATCATTTTTCAAGATTACAACGGAAATTATTTTTTAGCTGGGATTGAAAATGGTTGCGAAGTACAGGTAAATACTGCTACTGGACAAGCAATGGGCGATCTTAATGGGTATAATTTAACAATTACTGGAACAGAGAAATCGCCAGCTAATTTTATTGATCCAACTATCATAGGAGATACTACTAATACAGTTGTAGTTGTAGGAAGTTAATTAGTTTTTTTACATTGAAGAATTAAGGAGAGCAATTTTGTTCTCCTTTTTTTTTGATTATAAAACAAAAAAGCAATAAATAGGTTTTTAAATAAAGAAAAGTATAATGATAATTTTAAGAACTGATGCTACTGCTCAAACATTTAAATTTATTCCTAGAGAATATGCAGCAACTAGCCTTGTTTTGACAGATGAAGATCAAAATAAGTCGGTTACTTATAATCCTACTTTTACTAAAACAAAATATTATTTACAAACATCTGTTACGTTCAACCCAGTTTTAAAAGAAGGGACTTTTTATACATTAGAAGTTTTAAATGGATCTAGTATTATATATAGAGATATAATCTTTTGTACTGATCAAACATTAAGCACATATTCAATTAATGATGGTCAATTTACAGAACACGAAACAACAAATGAATACATACTATTATGATAGATAAAAATATATTTATAGCTAATTTAAGCGCATATACCTCTCCAGTTATAACAGAGGTTAAACACAAGGATTGGGTGCAATATGGCATAGATAATGACTATTTTAATTACTTAATAGATCTTTACATAAACTCTACTTCTAACAATGCTATTATAAATGGCGTTACAAATATGATTTATGGCAGAGGAATAGCAGCTTTAGATGCATCTAGAAGACCAGAGCAGTATGCTCAAATGATTTCTTTATTTAAAAAGAAAGATTTAAGAAGGTTTGTAAAAGATTTCAAAATTTTGGGAATGGCTTGTTTTCAAGTTGTTTATGAAAAAGGCAGAGTAAGTCAGGTGCATCATTTTCCTATGGAAACATTAAGAGCAGAAAAATGCAATGATGAAGGAGAAATAGAAGGTTGGTATTACTCAAATGATTGGGCTAATATAAAACCAACAGAAAAGCCTGAAAGAATTCCAGCATTTGGATTTGGAAATAAAAAAGGCGTAGAGCTTTATGTTCTTTCTCCTTATACTCCAGGACATTATTATTACAATTGCCCAGATTATGCTGGGGCATTGCCTTATGCTAAACTAGAAAACGAGATTGGAGATTATTTAATTAATGATTGTATTAATGGTTTTTCAGGAACAAAAGTAGTGAACTTTAACAACGGAGTTCCAGATCCTGAAAAGATGATGCAAGTTAAATCTGATGTTCTAAACAAATTAACTGGAGCTAGAGGAGAAAAAGTAATTGTAGCATTTAATCAAAATCAAGAATCAAAAACAACTGTTGATGATATTCCTTTAAATGATGCTCCTAGCCATTATGAGTACCTTTCCAACGAGTGTTTCAGAAAATTGATAGTTGGTCATAGAGTAACCTCTCCAATGCTGTTAGGCGTGAGAGATGGAAATGATGGTTTAGGAAATAATGCTGATGAAATAGAAACTGCAACTTTATTATTTGATAATGTAGTAATAAAATGCTATCAGGATGAGATAATAGATTGCATGGATGAAATATTAGCGATTAATGACATTTCTTTAGAATTATATTTTAAAACTTTAAAACCTTTATCATTTAATGATTTAGATCAATTAGAAGGAGTTGATGAAGATGTAGTTGAAGAAGAAACAGGAGTTGAATTAGCTAAACAACCAGAGCTTACGCAAGAACAAGGAGAGATTTTATTAGAACATCTCAAAGGGGAAGTAATGAGCGAAGAATGGGAAGAAGTTGATTCTAGAGAATATTGCGAGGAAAATGTATCTAATGAGGAATGGGCTTCTGCTTCGATAGTAGAAAAGAAATCAATGTTTACTAAACTCAAAGATGAAATATTTGCTGATCCTAATGGTTTTTCTTATTTAGATTCTAAAAATTATAAAATCAGATATAAGTATTTCAAGAAATCTCAAAAACCAAACATAATAGGAAATAAGTCTAGAACTTTTTGCGATAACATGATGAAGCTATCGGATAAAAACGTAGTATATAGGCTAGAAGATATTGATAGAGCTAGTAGAGATGGAGTAAACAAACAGCTAGGGCATGATGGCAAGCCTTACGATCTCTTTAAATTCAAAGGCGGAGTTTACTGTCGCCATGCTTGGAAACAAGTCTTATATCGTTTAAAAACAAATACAGAGCCTAGCAAAGAGTTAAAAGATTATATAAAAACAGGAACAATACCTAAAACATATCAAAAGAATCCGTGGGGAACTAGAGAGAGCCAAATTGCTCCGATAGATATGCCAAATGAAGGGCATTATCCAGGCGTAAAATAAGAAAAGAATGGCAACAGCATTATTTGTAACAACTAAAGATCTTAAAAGATACTCTGTTCTTTCAGGAAATATTGATCCTGATAAATTTGTTTACATGATAGAAATATCAATGGACACAGAGGTACAGATATATTTAGGAACTAAACTTTATCAAAAATTGCAAGATTTGATTATAGCTGGAACTATAAATGATCCAGCAAATTCAGCTTATAAAACGCTTTTAGAAACCTATGTTAAACCAATGACTATTTATTGGGCTTTAGTTTATTACATGCCTTTTGCTGCTTATACAGTTGCTAATGGCGGAGTATATAAACACGTAAGCGAATCTAGTGAAAGCGTAAGCAAAGAAGAAGTTGATTATTTGACAAATAAATATAGAGATATTGCTCAATTTTATACTAATAATTTTACAAATTTCATGGTATATAATCAAGATACATATCCAGAGTATAATGCAAACACAGAGGATGATTTTTATCCTGATCAAAGTGGAGCTGATTTTGGTGGTTGGGCTTTATGATATATAAAATTAAAGAAAAATATATTGTTAAATTAAAGCAATATTTAGAAAGAAAAAAAAATGTGGACACAAACGAACACACTAGACATAGAAATAAATTATAACTATAAAACAAAGAAGTAATGAATACTGGAACTTGGGGATTATATTACAATTATACTTGGTGGGGAAACGCTATACAAACTGCTCCTTCAGTTATTGGTAAACCAGACTTTTTTGGAAGTCAATTTGCTATGAATGAAAGACAAGAAGTAGAAGCAGTAAAATGCATAGCTGACTGGATTCACGAAACACAAATATTAGACGTATAAAAAATTAAACAATGGCAAAACCAAAATTAGCATTAATACCAGCAGCACAAGGAGACAAGTTTTATTCTGTACTCCCATCAGATGGAGTAGGAGACTTTAACTTTACTCGTAATAGTTCTGCTACTAGAATAGCACCAACTGGATTTATAGAAGAAGTAGGAGCATTTGGAAGTGAGTTAGTTACTAACGGAAATTTTGATAATGATAGCGATTGGACTAAAGGTAGTGGGTGGACAATTAATGGAGGTAATGCGAGTTGTGATGGCGTTGGGTATGGTAGTTACTTAAGTCAAACATCAGCCAGTACGCTAGTGTTAGGTCGAACTTATAAAGTCACTTTTGACCTTGATTACATAAGCGGAACAATTCTATCTTTACTAGGTTCAAGTAATCCTTCTACAAATACAAGTGGCAATATAACAACTGGAGGTTCAAAAGAGTTTTATATAACAATATCAACTTTATCAGACCAATTAATATATTTTAGGTCAAATAATTTTGTTGGCTCAATAGACAACGTAAGCGTACAAGAAGTAGTAGGAAACAAATCAAGACTAAACTACGACTTATTAAATGGTAAAGTAGTTAATTGCCCTCATTACCTTTTAGAACCAGCTTCTACTAATCTTATTACTTATAGTGAGGATTTTAGCAATGCATCTTGGATTAAAGATTTTACAAGCATAGTTTCAAACGCAATTATTTCTCCAGATGGAGGTTTAAATGCGAGTTTAATTACAGCAGATGGAGCATTTATTGACCATACTATCTATCAAGAACCATCTTTAACCCCACAAACTTACACCTTAAGTGCATTTGTAAAAAAGAACACGCAAAGATATGTTCATTTGGCTATTAATCGATTAAACGCATCTACTCTTTGGGTTAGTTCAGTTTTTGACCTTGATACATTAGATAAAGCAGATTACTCAAATGGATCTGGATATAATGATGGTGTATCAAAAATTGAAAATTACGGAAACGATTGGTATAAAATTAGTTTAACTGCTTATCTTCCAGATTCAACTGTATATCTTGCTTTTATAGGATTTGCAGAAGATATGACTGCACCAAATATTTCAAGAGGTCGTTGGCAGTTTGCTACTTCTAATTCTTTTTATGTTTGGGGAGCACAATTTGAACAAGGCTCTTACCCAACAAGCTACATTCCTACTAATGGAGCAGCAATTACAAGAGCAGCAGAATCTGCTACTGACTCTGGAGATGCAGCTACGTTTAACGATTCAGAAGGTGTTTTGATGGTTGAAACTGCTGCTTTGGCAAATGATGGAATAAACAGACAAATATCTATATCTGATGGGGGCGCAAGTCAAAGAGTTTATTTTGGATTTACATCAACTGACAATCAATTTGTTTTAAGTTCAAGAGATAGTTCATATATAGATTCTATTATTTCTGATGTTACTAATTTCAA